GAAATGTTCAAAGGCTTCCAAAGGAACACGATAGCACGTGACCTTGTAATGAAGAGAACACTTCAAAATGGTAAGTCTATCCAGTTCATCTATACTGGTAGAACAAAAGCCGAGTATCACACACCCGGCAACAGCATACTAGGTAACTCTGATGGAGCACCTCCAGTAGCTGAAAAGACAGTGACTGTCGACGATCTACTTATCAGTTCTGCATTTGTGTATGAGCTAGATGAGACACTTGCACACTACGACCTACGTGGTGAAATCTCTCGTAAGATTGGCTATGCACTAGCTGAGAAGTACGACAGAAAGATCTTCAGAGCTGTAACAAAAGCTGCACGTACTGCACACCCAATCACAAAGTCTAACTTTGTAGAGCCCGGTGGAACACAGATTCGTGTAGGTACAAACGCACAAGCTTCTGATGCTTACAACTCAGGCTTCCTAATCAACGCTTTCTATGATGCAGCTGCTGCACTAGACGAGAAGGGAGTTTCTAGTGAAGGTAGAGTTGCTGTGTTAAACCCAAGACAGTACTACGAACTTATCCAGAACGTAGAGTCAAACGGTTTAATCAACCGTACAGAGAGAGGAGATGCGTTACAATCAGGTAACGGAATCATTGAAATAGCTGGTATCACCATCTACAAGTCAATGAACATTCCTTTCTTCGGTAAGTTTGGTACTGCTTTAGGCGGTTCTGCATCTGCAACAAACCCCGGCGTAGCTGCACCTACAAACACAGGTGACTTCGTTGGAGAGGCAATGGAGGACGAAAGAGCTGGTTCTAACTCAGTTAAGACTGTTAACACATACGGTAACAGCACAGAGTTTGCAAACAGCTGCGGCCTAATCTTCCAAAAAGAAGCTGCTGCTTGTGTAGAGGCAATCGGCCCACAAGTACAGGTAACTTCTGGAGACATCTCAGTTGTTTATCAAGGTGACGTAATCCTAGGTAGACTCGCAATGGGAGCTGATTCATTGAATCCAGCTGCTGCTGTTGAGCTTATCGCTGGAGCTGCGGTATCTAACTCTACAACTGCTTTCTCATAATTTATACGGGAGCTTCGGCTCCCCCTTTTTTCTAATGGCAACCACAACTATTGACACCGATACAGAACTATCCGCAGTGAACTCTATACTGGGAGCTATCGGACAAGCACCTCTAGCAACTCTTAATTTTGACAACCCAGAGGTGTCATTTATATATAATTTATTACGTGACGCTAACGTTGACACACAGTCGGAAGGCTGGCACTTCAACACAGAAAAACACGTATCATTTCAGCCTGATAGCAATGGACATATTTTGATAGGTAATGACATACTATCAATGGATTTACACGGCAATCAAGCTAAAAGAACATACAATCTTGTACGTCGCAACGGTAAACTATATGACAAGCAAGATCACACAGATGTATTCACAGCAGATATAGACCTTGATGTTGTCAGGCTATACGAGTTTGAAGATCTACCTGTAGTCTTCAGAAGATACATAATATATAGAGCAGCTAGAATAGCAGCTACACAACTCGTAGCTAACCCACAGCTAGTTAGATTACTAGGTGTACAAGAACAGCAAGCACGAGCAGCATTACAAGAGTATGAATGTAATCAAGCCGATCATAGCATGTTTGGATTTGAAGATAATTCTGCATACCAAACGTATCAACCATGGAGAAACCTTAGACGATAATGGCAGGCGTAACACAAACAATCCCATCGTATTCAGCTGGGATGTCAGAACAACCTGACAACTTAAAATTTCCCGGTCAGGTAGTAGAGTCTGTAAACGCTATACCAGATATAACTAAGGGTCTATTTAAAAGACCGGGACTAAAACGAATTGACTCATCCTTAGTCGATGACAGTGATCGAAGTCATACAACAGCCACAGGTAAACTTAAAGATGTACAATCTGGTGGCTCATGGTTTCATTATTATAGAGATGAAACTGAAGGATCTTACATAGGTCAGATCGCAGCAGACGGACAAGTGCGTGTATGGAGCTGTAAGAACGGTGAGCTGATGACTACACTTTACGGCTCAATTACGTGGTCTAGCACAAGAGAATATAAGTCAGGAGATAAAGTTCAATCTAATATTCTTGGAAATGTAAGAATATACCAAGCTCAAGCTACAATAAGTAGCGGAGGTAGTCCACCTACACACAGCTCTGGAACTGTCAATAACTGGTTATTTGTAGAAACAGCACAAGCAAATGCACAAAACTACCTAGCAACAAGTTCACCAGAAAATATACAGACACTTACAATAAATGATACTACTTTCGTTTCAAATCGGGATACTAGCAATTCTAATACTGCTGTAGGTACAACAGGAACTACAGATGATACTCCCGACCCTCACTTTGCTTTGATAGAACTTACACGAGCAGAAAACGGTAGGCAGTATGGACTGAATATTACAAATGGAACTACAGATGCCACTCGAGATGTAACACTCAAACGTGCTACAAGAATTAGAATTAAAAGTCACACATTAAATGAAGAAATAGGTGGAGGCGAGTGTCTAGGTATAGGTACAGAAGTTTTTGATATTACAGCTAGTGATGATGAAACTGCTGGTGATAATAAATATACTATAGGTACAAACCAAGTAAACAGCTCAGGTCTTAGTATAATTAATATTAATAGTCATGGTTACTCGATTGATGATATCTTTATATACAATAGTGGTGGTGGTAGTAATTTAGCTCCATTAGAGGATAATAGAGATTACTATGTTGCTGGCATCACTTCTCCCGGCTCAAATGGCACATCTAATGCTTTTAATCTAAGTCCATTTCCTGACGGTAGTTCGCTAACCCTTACGAGTGATGGTAATAATAACCAAGTACTTATCCCTGCTGAAAAAGGTGTTGTTACAAATGCTAGTGGCACATTAATTAAAGACGGTAGTAAAAAGAATTTAGTTTTTCGTATATCTACGCTAGGTCAGCAAGGTAACGCTAATAATAGCACCAATAACTTTGTTTGTAGTTATCAACCAGAAGTTACACTATTACATGGTGGAGAAGGTTGGGAAACTGGAGATATAATACGTGTAGCTATGACTGGTCAAGGTCTTGGTGGTGGTGGTTCAAAACAAAACAGCCCCGAAGATGATACTAGGGTAGCTGTATATACTATTGAAGTTACTGACCATGAAGAAACTACAATAGCAGCTAAGTATAATGGAGCTGACACTGGACTTATACGACCATCCGTTACTCCATTTGATGCTGACACAACTGTTACATCAGACACAATATTAGCTGGTATAAAATCTGCTATTGAAAATATCAGTGGTACACCTATTAACGCTAAAGTTATTGGTTCAAACTTATATTTGTCTAGTAATTCAGAGTTTAATGTTGAGGTAGTAGAAGAAGACTTGATGCGAGTCATGCAAGATTCCGTTAACGATGTAACTAACTTACCAAACCAGTGTAAACACGGTTATATTGTACAGGTTAAAAACGCACGAATGGCAGATGAAGATGACTATTATTTACGCTTTGATGGTCAAAACAACAAGGATGGTAGCGGAGCTTGGTCTGAATGTGCAAAACCGGGTATAGCTAAAACGCTGACTAATATGCCTATAGTTATACAGCGTACAGCTGCTAAAACTTTTACAGTCAAACAGTTTACATATCAAGATAGACGAGTAGGTGATGATAGTACAAACCCATTACCTTCGTTTGTAAATAAACGGATAAATAAAGTACTATTCTTTCGTAACAGATTAGCATTTTTATCCGAAGAAAATGTAATATTATCTAGACCGGGAACTCTCGGTACACCTGACTTCTTTGCAGAATCTGCATTAACAACGTCTGCTAGTGATCCTATTGATATATCTGCTGCATCTATGTTTCCTTCAGAACTATTTGATGGTATAGAAATCAACACAGGTCTGATTGTATTTAGTTCAAACCAACAGTTCTTACTAACATCTGATGATACTGTATTAAACCCTGATACAGCAAAACTAAAAAGTATTGCTACGTTTAATTACAATGTAGATATGCCTCCTATATCTCTAGGCACGACAGTTGCTTATGTAGATAACTCTGGTAGATTTAGTCGACTGAATGAAATGGCTAATATTGCAAGAGAAGGAGAACCTAACATTGTTGAAGTTAGTAAAGTTGTACCGTCATTGTTACCAAATGATATAGACTTACTAACAAACTCGCGAGAAAACAGTATTGTACTGATGGGCAAAACTGGTACTAATACAGTATTCGGTTATAAGTATTTAAACATAGGTGATAAACGTCAACAGGCTGCTTGGTTCAAATGGAAACTAAATAAGAATCTAATATATCATTTTATTATAGATGACGAATATTTTGTTTTAGATAGTGACTACTACTTACAAAGTATGCAATTAGTTGAATCTACAGAAGATCTTAGTATTACACAAGATGGTGTAGATTATTTACTACATTTAGATAATCATGTTCCTTTATTTGGTGGTAACTATTCCTCAGCTACTAATAAAACTACATTTACTGTACCTTGGTTAAATCAGATACCTAACGCTGCATATAATTTAGCAGTTATTGATACAATCGCTGGTACAGATAATATTAGACTTGTAAGATATCAAACAACCCCAGTCTTACAAACATCAGGAACTACCTTAACATTAGAAGGAGACTGGGAAACAGGTGTTTCATCATCTAACCCACTACACATAGGTTATGTCTATGATTATCAGGTTACGTTTCCTAAGTTTTATCCATTTAAGAGTGCTGGAGAAGGTAAAGTACAATCTGATGTAAACTCATCTCTAGTCTTACATAGAGTCAAGTTACATTTTGGTAAGCTTGGTACATACAAAACTATTCTGGAACGAGTCGGAAAAACTAATTACGAGGAAGATTATGAGTCTAATATTTTAGACGCATATCAGGTTAACTCTGCACCATATCTAGAAACATATATCAAGACTGTACCTATATATGAACGTAATACAAATATAACTCTTACACTTGAATCTACTCATCCGTCCCCGGCTACGCTACATGCGTTATCTTGGGAGGCTGACTACTCACCCAGATTTTATAACCGTGTCTAATTACATTCACCCAATCACGTTGGAGGCTGCCACTCAGGTTGCCTCTAATCTCCGTCCAGATGACCGCAGAGAGGTCGAAGAAGGCCATGGGATACCATCAGCCCTCTTACCCTCTTTGATGTCTCAGAATCCCTCCTACGTGTATTTTACAGTGCCTGACGGCAAGACTGCTGGCATGGCCGGAGTAGGAGAAGAAGGTGATATATGGATGCTTTGCACTCCAGATATACACCGATACCCAATTACATTTGCAAGAGAGGCCAAGCGGTATGTCGATAGCCGTACTGAGCCCCTCCTCTGGAATATAGTTGACAGTAGAAACACAGCACATCTTAAATTGCTGAAGTTTCTCGGCTTTAAGTTCTTACGTAAGCTAGAACATGGGCCAAACAATATAACATTTATTGAATTTTGCCGTGTGTATAGACGCTAATGCAGGGGCTAGAGCCGCTGCTAGACAAAGAAAACTAGAAAAAGACGCTGTATTTAAGCAAAAAGCATTACAGTTCTTTAACAAAGAAACTACCTTTGAAAGAACAATGGACAGGAATGTCCTTGGATATAGTCGTGCAGAAGCTGATGCAAAGAGCAGAGCTTTGAAACTACAAGGTAGAGGTAGACGTATTAAACAAGACGCTGTTGCTAAGTACTTTAGAACTAAGAAAGTAAACGAAGGTGGACGATCCAGAAAGTATGGTAAAGCCCAGTATCAAGCATTGCTTCAACAAGAAGCTAAAATAGATAATGCTATAAACAGAGCATTTGGACAAGATCTAGCATATGCTCAAACAGCCAATCAACGTCAGTTCTTAGCTGCAAACGCTAGAGCTAGAGAGGCACTAGGCGTACCAGCATCATACGGTGCACCTGTGATGTTACCTCCAACAAACAGACTTGGTGGTGCTTTACAAATTGCTGGACAGGTTGCAGGCATATACTCAGCATTTAATTAATCATGACATCATCATTCCGTGACCCCAACCGTATGGGGGCTACTAACTATCTATCTACAGATGCTGACTTAACACAGTCAGTCAATAAAGAGATTGATAATAACATTAAGGATACAAGAGAGTTCTACGATCAGATGGCAGAACTCGAGAAACAACGCTACGATCAGAGATTTGACAACCTTGCTTTACTTACAGATTTTATCAAGTCAGCTGCACCTATAGTTAAACAAGCTCAACAAGCTAATGACGATAGAAATAAATATAAACCGATCCTTGATGATTATAAAGGTGCAAAGTCTGATGTAGATGACGCACTGCTTAACGAGCAGAATGAAATAGAAGAAGCAGAAAAGAGTGCTAGAAGCCAAGAAAAAGAGTTTCAAGAAGACGCTAAAAAAAATGCAGAAGATCCTACTAAGTCTAAAGAAGAAAAAAAGGTTGCTGCTGATGCCGCTGCTATCTTTGGAGAAGGCAGTTTTACTTATCAAGAAGGTCTAAACTCTAGAAATAATTTAAAAGCATTTAGTAATAATCTTGAAGCTTACTATACAGTAGCATCTAAAGATGATAGATTCGCTGCTATTGATAATAGAATCTTAGATGATGCTTCTACTAATGATGAATTTGACCAAATTTTTGATTTTTATACAGCTACAATTCTTCAAAATCAAATACGTGGAAGACGTGCTCAAGGTTTAAGAGATGCTACACAGGGAGAAGTTAGAAAATATATAGCACCAGAAATTTATAAAATTAAAGAAAACTTTAGAGTAAAGTGGGAGGAGAAGCGACAAGAGCTTCTTGCACAAGGACAGGCGATAAGAAATAATGATGAAGTTAGCACGATGTTTCAAAACAAAGCAACTCTTGCTAAGGATGTCACAGACTGGGTTACTAATAGAAAGATACAGTTAGAGGCAAGAGGTCTAGAACCATCAGAAGCTAGCCAGTTAGCGTTTGCAGAGTTTGGTGATATAGTTTCACCTATGCTTGATGATGTAGCTAGTGGTGTTGATGCTGGAGATTTACGAGCACTTTTAGCTACAGAGTTTGAGTACCCCGGTGGTACTATGTTAATGAACGATTCTCGAGCACCGAAAGGAGCACAGCGATTACATGCACAGCTGACTGCAAAAGCTATAGAATATGAAAATAGTGCTATAGAGCAAGAAGAAGATAATAGAGAGTTACAAATGATGAAGTGGAAAGATACTTCACATCCTGAGTTTCTAAAGACTCTAGAAGAAATAAAAGATCCAAGAGCACAGGCTGATTCTATAGATAAGTATGTTCTTGATTTTAGAAAAGAATTTAATATTATTGACGACGATGCTTTGCCAGATTTTATGAAAGACTTTTTAGCTAGCAGATCGTTCGCAGACGAGTCTATTGTAGTCGACATTACAAGTAGAAGACGTAATAATCTTCCTATAACTGAAAGCATGATAAACAAGATAGCAGACCCTGACATACGTGCAACACAGTCTAAGTATGTAAACACACCAGAACTAGGTGCATTTACAGAACAAGAGGCCGAAAGCATGGACGAAAGAGTTGTTGCTATTGTAAAAGAGGCTAAACAGTTACGAGATCTTGATAAAGCTAAAACTGATAAATACATTGTTACTAGAGATAACACCAAAGAATACATTACTGAAAGATTTAGAGAGCTAGTTATTGGTGGTCAGAATAGAAAGACTGCGATGTTTAATGCAATTAAGGAAGCTAAACAGTTTGTAAAAGATGGTGATTTTGATGTAGAACAGGTGTTATCTATAGATACACAGGCTACAAAAGATTTACAATCTACACTAAAGGCTATTGGTAAAGATCCAAGTTTAATATATAGTTCTGAGGAGTGGGCAGGCGAAGCACCACATCTAGCTATAGCACGAGAGTATGTAAGAACACAAGGTAAAAGTGCATACCCATCTTACTATATGCGTTTTAACTTTATAAAAGATGCTGATGGTGCATATCTTACACCAGAAGAGATCTTTGAAACTAGAGTAAACAAAGTTGACAAGAAAGAAGCTAAAATAGAAGAGATACCAGAACGTAAAGAGTTAGATAATGTTGAAGATCAAAATAAACTTCTTAACAAGAATAATGCTACTAAAACTCTAGATGTTGCATCTAAAAATAACAACATAGAGTGGATGATAAAAACTAAACCTAGCGTCAGCGAACTGAATGCTGAGATGTTTATACGTCAGCTAGAAATAAATATACAAGACCAGCACCCTATAACTGGTATTGGACAAACACATAGACGAAAAACAACTCTGTCAAAAGAAGACAATGATAAGTTATTGGAAGCTGTACCAGAG